CTACCGAGCGGTAAACCTGTATGGCCAGAGTATTGGGAGATTAAAGAATTAGAAAAAACTAAAGCATCAATACCTGTATCTAATTGGAATGCTCAATATATGCAGCAGCCAACAGCAGAAGAAGGCGCAATAATCAAACGAGAATGGTGGAGAAACTGGGAAAAGAAAGATCCACCACGTATAAAATACAAAATACAATCATACGATACAGCATTTTTAAAAAAAGAATCTGCTGACTTTTCAGCTATAACTACGTGGGGAGTCTTTGAAACAGAGGATACCGGAGACAATATCATACTATTATCAGCATTTAAGGACAGGTACGAGTTCCCCGAACTACGTAGAGTTGCTCATGAAGAGTATCTCTGGTGGCGTCCTGACATGACTTTGATCGAGGCCAAGGCAACAGGGATACCTCTAACAGCCGAATTAAGAAAGATGGGAATACCAGTTGTTAACTTTACACCGAGCCGAGGAAATGATAAACATGTCAGAGTAAACTCAGTTTCTCCACTTTTCGAGGCTGGCAAAGTATGGGCCCCGATGCATGAACATTTTGCACAAGAAGTGGTTGAAGAGTGTGCTGCGTTTCCGAATGGAGATCATGATGACTACGTTGATTCCATGACTCAGGCACTTATGAGAATAAGACAAGGGGGACTAGTTCTACACCCAGAGGATTACAAAGATGAACCGGTTCCAAAGAAACGTGTAGAATATTATGGCTAAAAAACAAACAGTAGATGCAATCGTACAATTGTTTCAAAAACTAGGAGGCAATCTTAATGATGTCCTCGGTACCCGATCCAATATTTCTTTTTTAGGTAAAGGTAAGTCTCCAGAACTAATGTTCGATATGGACATTAACACAGAAGCATTAAGTGTTTTACCACAATCAAAAGCAGTAGAAGAGTTAACAAGTTCTGTCGGCTATGCAGTCGGAAATAAACTTAACGATATTCAAGCAAATAAATTATTATCAAACATGCAGAAGATGGATGCTATTTATAACCCAGCTCCTGCTCCAGCAAACATCACGGATCTTGCAACAGGGACCAGGAATCTAGACAAAGAAGGTTTGATGTCTTTAAGATCAAATCTTAGTGACGATCAGGCAAGAAGTTTGGGTATTAATGTTCCAAGAAATATAGATGATTTACCACCCCCAGGTTCACGTGGTGGACCAGATGACATTGCAGCACCAGTTCAATCAGCAGATGAAGTGTTTAGAAATATGGCAGAAGCACAAGGTGTTAAAGTTGAAGATACTATTTTACCAACAAGTAAAGGTTTAGAAGCAATTAAAAATGTGCAAAATAATAATTTAATTATAGATGATTTAGTAGATAAAATTTATTTAAACGCAGGTGTATCAAAAAATGCTCAACCAACTGCTAGAGCAAATGCTAGAGATTTTTTAAATAGAATAAAAGATTTAGAAGACCCACAGTTTCCAGGTGGTCCAACTTTATCTAGTGTTATGGAACCAGACGATTTTAGATTTATGACCGAAGGTGGTGGCGGTGGTATGGGTGACCCATTGTTATTGGTACAAAAATATTTTGGACCAAAAGTTGCAACAGCAATTGCAAAATTAGAAAATCCAAAAGACATTCAAAAATTTGCAGAAAGACTTATAAGAGTTAAAGATGGCAGAGGTAGATCTGTAACTGATAGAATGTTTGATCCAAAGACAGTCAACCCAGAAGACTTTGAATTTGCAGATGGTGGACGTGTACCATACATGGCCGGTATGTTAGTTCGTGGTGGTAAGATGGGTTATCAAGCTTTACGTAAATACGGTATTGAGGCTAAAGATATATCAAGACTGTATGCAAGCTTAGGGGCTGATAAAAGTTTAGTTGGTAAAGAAAAAACAGCATACTTTCAACAGCTACACAAAGTATTAAGAAACCCAGATGATTTTCCAGAATTTATAAAAGACATACAAATAAGACTAGGTATTGACCCAATAGGATTTAAAAGTGGTGGCTTAGCTAAAATCCTGGAGGTTTAATGATATTACTTGGAAACGTTAGACCATATGGAACTGGTGGTTCTTGGTTTTTTAGCTACGGGGATAGGCTAGTAGGTAATTATGAGGAAAAAGCTTTTTTAAAAGAAGATTATGGAACATCTGCGAAAGCAAAAGCAGCAGCCCTTAAATATCAAAAAGATTCTAAGTTACAAAAAAGATTAAAAGATAATAGTAAAACAGGAAAGATAGCAAAATCTTTAGGTTTATCATATGATGAATATGTAAAACTTCCACAATCAGAAAGAACTAAAAAATCTGTAGCCAGATCGGTAAAAAAAATAAGAGGTGAAAAAATAGCCGCTGGAGGTTTTGAACAAACGTTTACCTCTGGTGGTAAAAAATATACAATACCAACTAGATTTCCAAAAGATTCAATTTCAAAGCTAAAAGAATTTTTAAAAAGTTTTGATGAGTGGAAAGCAGGTGGTGGTAATTTTCAAAGTTATTTAGATCTTCCTTCTAGAAAAAAAGCTATGGCAGCAGCTAAAGCTGCAGGATTAAAAACAAGTAAATTTGATAATAGAGCAGGTAATGTATGGAGAAGATTAGTTCAATATGCAAAAGGAAAAGCACCTGTTGCTCCTGGTGGAACTGGAACTGGTGAATTATATAAAAATATATTTGATCAATTAGATATTTCTAAATCAGAATTAAATACAATTAAAAATTTTGATTTTGAAAATATTCAAAAATTTAAACAAGAAAAAATAACAAAGACAGCTGCAATTAAAAATATAGGAAACCCTTTAGTTCCTAGTGTTATAGATTTTGTAAAGAAAAATCCAAACATAAGAACAGAACAAGAATTATTTGCAGGTGTTAGTAAACTAGCAGGCAAAGGATTAAGTAATTCTGAAATTACTAAAGCTGCTGTGCAAGCACATAGAAATGGCACAAGTAGACTTTTAAGAGAATCTAGAGGAGAAACAATAGGACCAAACATTTTAAAGAATGTTAAAAACATAGAGTCTGGTCAACTACCTGCAGTTCTTAAAACATTATTTAATATTTTTCCATCTCAAATCGGAAGAGATTTTGCAGGGACTGTAGAAGAATTTTATAGAGATAATCCAGTTCTTAAAAAAAGAGCACTACAAAAATTAAAAGATTATGGAGTAATTAGAAAAAGAGTAACCGACGCTTTTGAATTAGGAAAAAGAGGTAGACAAGGTGCAGCTTTTCAATTTGATCACCCTATCTCATTTGCAGCTTTACAGAGAAGTGGTGACATAGAAGGAGCTATTAGAACAAACCCTATTATGGGAGACGTCAATCAATGGAAGCTAGGTTTAGATAGAAAATTAAATAATCTTCAACAAGCCATTATAAAAGGAAATGATGTAGATGCAAATATTGCAAAAGTTGAAAAATTAAAAAACATAAATCAAACATTATTTGGAGATTTAGCAGGTGATTTTACAATTGATAAAACAGGAAAAATAAATGTCATAGATTATGGGGCACCTAAGATATTAGATCCACAATATGACATTGCAAAAGCAGCAGCAAAAAATGTTCCATTAGGTGGATTTATTAAAAAAACATTAGCGTCTGGTAAATTAACACCAGAACTTACAGAAGTGTTTGGTGAAAAATCTGCTACTAATTTAATTAATCGTTCTCAAAAATTAATTGAGTTTGCAAAAAAAGATACAAATAAAATATGTAGAATATTTGGTGGAGCTAAATTAGCCGAGGGTGGTCAAGGTTGTGGTGCACAGATGGCTGCAGCTTTAGAGGAAGATCCGGTGGGAACAGCAACTAAAGTTCAAAATTTAAAAACAGAGGGTGTTAACAGAATTAAAAGCGTTGCAACAGGTTTTTTAGGATTTTTAAAATCACCAGGAGTAAAAAGATTTACATTAGCTGGTGTTGCTGGAACAGTTGGAGCGGCAATTGTAAAAGAATTTAACAACAACGATCCAACAACTTATTTATCAAATGAAGATCAACAAAAAAATATGTTGGTTTCTATGGTAACAGATCCCATTACAACAGAGTTTGATAGACCAGATATTTTAGATTATCAATTACCAGCGGCAGGAGCAACAATAGCTGGATCAGCAGCATTAGCTGCACCATCTACAATAGAAGCAGGTAAATCAAGAGCTCTCGGTGTTGAATTAAAAAGACAAAGACCTGGTGTTGTAAAAACAGGTGCGAGACTTTTAGGCAGAGGACTTGGAGTTGCATCTGCTCCTGGTTTACTAGCACCATTAACTGCATTAGATGTTACAAGACAAGTATCAGAAGGAGATTCACCATTAGATATAGCAACAAACCCAATGAATTATGTACCTGCTTTATTTGCTGAACAAACGCCAAGACTTACAAGAGGACTAAATCCAACGTTAAGAAAAGTAGCTAGTTTAGGTTTAGGAAGAGCTGGATTAGGTGTACTATCAAGAGCAGGTATTGTTGGACTTGGACTATCTTTAGGTATACAAGGTATGAATTTATTAGACGATTAATGGTTAAATTAATTCCAGGAGGGGGACCACCCCCAAAAAGCGGACCTAATCCACAGGGGTTGAATGTGCCTGGAAAAAAGATTATAGTAGTAAAGAACTCGGAGAAAAAGAATGTCAACAATCGACAAAGCTCTACCAAACGTAGTAGAGTCAAAAGTAACAACGCCTAGC